ATCCGTAACTTATCCAGGAATTGCGGCGGCTATGGCTGACCAATGGGGAAAATTAATATGACAGACCAAGTAGACATTTTAGGCCGCCCGCCGGTGATGACTTCGATCGAGCAAGATGAGCCTGACCTGACGCCAGAAGATGATTGGCGTGGTGAGCGGTTTATAAAGGTTCCGCGCAATCCGCATGCCTATTCTGGCCGCAACATGGTTAAAAAGCCACGCAAAACCAAGCAGTCAATCACGATTGAGCGGCGCGCAAAGATACCGGGGTTAATCGAAAAGGGTATGACTGAAACAGCAATGGCAGCGGAATTGGGTGTCAGTCGGACGACTGTGTTTTATGACTGCAAAGCCTTAGGGTTGGAGGCATGAACGAAATTTCCAGCATCAAGAAACCTCCGCACAATGTGGAACTTGAGCAACAGATTCTTGGCGCGGTTCTAGCGAACAATGATAGATATCACGGGTTGGGCTTTCTTCGCGCTGATCACTTCTATTATCCGGTGCACGCTGATATCTGGCGCAACATCTCGGCCAGGATCGAGCGGGATCACATTGCCTCGCCCGTCACGCTCAAGACAGATTTGGCAGAACATGACGGATTTAAGGAATTGGGCGGTGCCGGATACCTCGCCAGGATGGTTGGCACGTCTGTCTCTTCGTTCGCTGTTGGTGATTATGCGCGCGAGTTGGTACAGATTGCGGGGCAGCGCGATATGCTGGCGGCGCTCAGAGGCACCGTAGAGCGTCTTGAGGGCGGTTTGGCTATACAGGACGCCCAAAGTGAGATTGAAGTGTTCCTGCACGCGCAAGAGGCTCAGTCTGAGAGTCCTAGATCAATGTCGTTGCTTGCTGCTCACATCAAGTCGATCACAGAATTGAATGAGCGGCAAATGTCGGGTGAGGTTGGGTTATCGACGGGTCTGCGTGATCTGGATGAAATAACGGGTGGTCTACACGGGTCTGAGGTCACGCTGGTGGCCGGGTCAACATCCATGGGAAAGTCGGCGCTGGGCGTCCATCTCGCCTACGTGGCGGCCAAGGCTGGCGTGATGGTGGGTATTGCATCGCTTGAGATGTCTGAGGTCGCTCTGTCGCAACGGATGGGCTCGATTGATAGCGGTATTCCCTATCAAGCGCTGCGCAATGTGATGTCGGACGCCACATTTCGCAAGGTAGCAGAGGCAACCAAGGCGCAAGAGGCGCTTCCAATTCAGATTTACTCGGACAAGGTGCGGGATATTCCGTCAATTCTGTCGGAAAGTAGGCGATTGCAGCGGCAAAACCCGCCAAACGGTCAATTCAAAGGCTTCGGTCTGCTGGTGATCGATTACATCCAGTTGGTGCGCGGCAAAGGCCAGAACAGTTTAGAAAGGCTCGGTCAGGTGGCTATGGATTGTAAACAGATCGCAAAACTGCTTGGCGTGCCGGTGGTTGCTTTGGCTCAGGTCGACCGTAGTTTGGGCAAGCGGGACAATCCTATCCCGTTTCTTTCGGATCTGCGCGGGTCAGGTGATCTTGAGTTCGCGGCGGACAATGTGATTTTCTGCCATCGCCCAGAATACTATCTGGAAAAGACGCTGCAACAGGGCGTCAAGGATATCGAGGAAAGGGTCGATCTTGAGGCGGCGCTGGCCAAAACCAAGGGCAAGATGGATTTGATCGTCGCCAAGCAACGGATGGGCAAGCTGGGCAAGTGCACGGTCGAGGTTGATATGGGAACCAACGTGTTCCGCGATATGCCAGAACAACAGGGGGATATTGAGTTTTGAGTGATCCCATTGAAGAGATGAACCGGATCCGCGATAGGCTGCGGGCGGCAACCGATTTAAAAGCACTGCAACAGGTGGCCGATGACGAACGGGGAAACGTCCAGAGATTTGCGGCTGATCCTGAAACAAAGGTTTTGGCGGTGATCATCTCGAACCTGAAAAGCTACATGGCTCAAGTTGAGTTGCCCGCGATGCAAAAAAGCCGGAACAGTTAAGTCAGGCAATTTAGTCGTAATTTAAGGTATGATTTCAGGCCATTAGGCGTATTGGTCTACGACTCTAAGCAATTGGGAAAAGCCTTTCATGGCACGCGCCAGTGCATCCCGCTCAATCTCGGCCCTAAGGTACATAATCACAATTGTGGGCGGGCGTCCACCTTCTGCAAACCATACGTTGACGGCTGCGCGGGTGTATCCGATGCGCTTGGCAAGGTCGGTTTTGAACCGGTCGGTACCGCAAATATCCATTGCCATAGCTTCGCAAGCGGTTTGCGCCTGTTGATCGGTCATAGCTTCAATCTCTTTTAGGGTGTCCATGTTGTTTTCCTTCGGTTAGATTGTGGTGTCTGATCCTTTCAGCACGTCGCGCGCCTGTTTCGGCCCATTACGGGTAGGCGCGCGGCAACTGGTTACCTTTCATATCCAATAAATATTTCGTTTCCTGCTTTGGTTATTCGGTCAAGTCGGATGGTTGTTTTTGTGTCTCCATCCATCAATTTGACGGGGTGTCTTAAGTCAATGCTGCCGTTTGGTTTCATTGTGAGTGTAAAGCCGTTCGGGCCATCAATCGGCTTGTTTATCGGGCAGGGGTTCGGCAGTAGATCCCGGACGCGGTGCCATTTGCTGCGGTGGGTCATATCAAAACCTCTTCAATTTGGCGTGCCGCCTTGTAGATGGGCGCGGGGCCAGTTTCGGGATATACTGCGCGGGCGGTGTCAAACATTGCCAGTAACATCGCGTTGAATGCGTCCACGTCGCTTTGCAAAGCGGGCGATGCGTCGGCATAGGCCAAGGTTAGATCGGCGTTCCGTGCCGTGATCAAGGTGTCGTAGCGTCCATCAATATAGATCCGATAGTCGCATTTTCCGTTATATCCGGCGATAAAGTCAAAGGTGATCCGTTTCATCTGTCTATCCTTTCAGGTTGTCATGCTGGTGCATGGTGCTGCCCCTCATGTAGAGGGACAGGCGATGCGTTAGGTGTGGTCGCGTTCGTCGTATCGCCAACCAATGCAATCTCCGAGAACAGGCAACGCCGCCTGATTTGTGATTGGTTCGATAATCTCGCCGCGATGGGTTGAATAGGTCAGCCCGTAGTATTCCAGCCCATCAGGCTTGCGAAGAACGATCCGCACGAAAGGGCGTGGCGTGCGATCCATTGGATAAAGGCGGGTGTAATCTGTCATGTGATCAATCTCCAAACTTTGCGCCGATGGGGCACAGGTCATCGCAGGCTGCATCGCACAAAGAGCCGTCGCGGTTCATGGCGTCTTTCCACTGATGGAAGTCTTGGCACCAAGCTGGTGCATCTGTGCCGTAGTCGATGTCCAGGTCCGAGCACATGTCAGCGTAAAGAGCATTCAGGTGTGCTTCCGCGTTACGCCGTCCTTCAATAGTGCGACCGTTGACCAGGTATTTCTTAGCCATTGTCTTGATCCTTTCAAAGTGTCTCGGCGGTTTCGGTCGCCTTGCAATCAATATAGATAAATAAAACACGGCGTCAAGATATAAAATGATAAAAAAGTAAACTAAATTTATTGACGTTAGAGAAGAGGTGTGCAATATAGGTGGCACGGGTCGAAACCCCGTTAACCTGAAAGGAATGAGAAATGAGCAACCTAACCAACTATGAAAGCATGATGTTAAACGCCATCAGAACGGGCCGCAAAGATGCCCGCATAGATAGCGCATCAGATGCCGGAACATACGGCGCGCGCCCGAATTCATCTTGGGCAAGCTGGTATAAATGGGGCCGCGACCAGTTGCCGACGCCAGCCGCATTAACTCGGAAAGGGGTAGAGATATGAGCCGTTATTACCTCTTCTTGTCCGTGCTGCTCTACGTGGCGTTATTCGTGGCTCTGGTGCCTTCCCTCATGCGTGCGGGGGTGCTGTAACGGCCAAACAAACAAATAACAATCAAGAGGGCCTTCGGGCCCTTTTTTCGTGTCCTATGGTCAAGGTCAGCGCATAATCACCCGGCCAGCGTTCGCCAAGTCGATCAGAATGCACGTTTAGCCCATGAAACAAGGGCAATATCGGCCATTTACACCACGTCGCGCCATGATCGGCAAACAATGGCGGCGCAACATCCTCTTCCCAAGCGTGTAAAATGTGGTAAAGAATTATCGCATGAAAGCAACCGAATGGATCAATAAAGCGCAATTGGCCGGGTGGCGCGTAACATCCGCCAAGGATCGCACCATTAACCTACAATGCTCAAGACAAGGCTGCGCGGGTTCTCTTTCCCTCCCCATTGAGAACCTTGGTCCCACGCCTGCCCCGTGCACCATGCCCCATGTGGGCCAGTACGGTGCCGCGGCATATGATCAATACAAGCTGCTGGTTGCTCAACTGGTGCGCAAGCGCCGCGCGCTGGGCATGTCGCAAGAGGACATCAACGCGGCCGCCGGGATGTCAGACGGCCATATAAACAAGTTAGAAGCATTCGCCCGCACTGCACAATTCCCCACATTACAGCTATGGGCCGCCACATTGGGAACAGAGATAACCTTGCGCCCCGCGCCCCTCCCCCCAGCAACAGCACGCACAATAGATCGCCGCGCCTCTGATCCGTATGCCGCAAACATGGCGCGACACAAAGCAGACAAGCCGCAAAGGGCCCTATTCGATGACAGGTAAGCGCAAAGGAACCGCACTCACACCACAACAACGCCCTAGACAACGCGTAAGCCAACAGATGCGATCCGTTATAGACCTGATGGTACACGAGGGCTTGCCCCTCTCTATAGCCGCTGAGCGCGTCGGCATGAACCTAGCATCAGCAAAGCGCGCAGAAAGACGACAGCCAGCAAGAAACCTATATAATCAAATGGTTGCAAACGTAAGAAAAGGCGCGGCTCAACAGGCATACCTTGGCATCGTACACCAGTCTCACAGTGCAGATAGTGAGCGTTTACAGTATGATGCGAAGAGATGGGTGGCGGGTGTTGACGGTATATCGCCTGTCCAAAAGGTCCAAGGCCAGCATCATCACAGCCATTCCTTTGAGGGGTTTGGGTATCCTGATCTTGAGCCTATTGAGGGTGACGCCATAGACAGCCAAGATGATGACTAAACACTAGATGTTGTGCTGAGTGTGCATATGTGATGCGTCAATAAGCTAAGCCATTGTAATCATTGAATGCACATTAGTCTATAATCCCTATTATGTTAACAAACGAACCAATGACGCCAGAGAATGCGAGGGGGGTCAGCACACACACGATCGACCCTACCCCACCCCCTTCATGTATATGGATCAGGCTACCCGGCCCCCAAAAACGCAGCGCGCGCAGTCTAATCCACGCCTCCTCCCTCTCTCGACTATCCTTTACGCTCCCCTTATTTTTTTGGGTTATTATTCAATTCAACATCGTTTTCGCCATTCCAACATTGTTTTGCTTGCGTTAAGCAACATCGTTTTGTATTAAAGCAACATCGTTTTGGAGGATATGATTATGGCGCGTGAGAAGGTTGGTTCTGACTTGATGCAGGTTCGGTTTCCCGATGGTACGTTTGATCGGATGGATGCTTTTGGTGTTCCCCGTCCTCAGTTGATCCGGTATGCTGTTGAGATGGTTTTGGACGGTAAGGTTCCTTATGCCACTCCCCCGAAAAAAAATTCGATTGCGCGTGCTGATCCTGAGCATGTTGATGATGACGGGTCTGAGACTTCGTTTAACAAGCCCAAGGTTCCTAAGAAGGCTGACCCTGCTGTTTTGGCTGTGAAGGCTGCTGTTTCTGAGATTGAGCCGTCTGCGCCTGTTCGCCGGGTTTCCTCTGTTCCGTCGCCCCGTGCGCAGGACATCTTGGATGTGGTTGCTGTGATCCGCTCCGGTCGTTATTCATCGAATATGGCCGAGCGTGCTTTGGGCTGGCCGGGTCTGCGGTACGCGAATGCAGAGAAGGCTTTGCTTGCGTCCGGGAAGGTTGTTGTTGAAGGTGGGGTATTGGTGGCTGTAGATGAGTGACAATGTGGTCAAGTTGGGCGGCGGCGACATCAAGCCTGTCGAGGTCGATCCTGTAACCGTTGCTGATGCCGAACGCTTTGTTGAGATGGTGCGGTCTGGGGAAGTTGTCGGATTTTGTGCTGTGATGTTCCATCAAGATGAATGCGTTTCGTCTGCAACTTCGGGCTTTTTCCATGAATACACGATTATTGGTGGGATCGAGTGTTTGAAAGCGCGGATTGTTGAGCGTTCAAATGAGTAAAGCCGAAAAGTTCCTGTACCGGCCTGACGGGAAGGTGCTGCGGGCGTTCTTTGTTGATCGTGCGCCTGTGTCCATCATTCAAGGACCGGTGGGCTCAGGAACGTCGACGGCCTGCTGCCATAAGATGTGGGCGATATCGAACGAACAACAGCCAAACGCCATGGGTCAGCGAATGACGCGCTGGATTGTTGTGCGCAACACCTTTGATGAATTGAAGCAAACCACGCTCAAAACTTGGAAGTATTGGTTCGTCCAGGTCGCGCAAAAGATATTTGGCGACGTGAAGATGTCCAACCCGCCTGAGCATAATATCTACTTTGACCGGCCCGATGGTACGACCGTCATTGTGGAATTTATCTTTCTGTCGCTGGACAACGAGGACGATGTTTCCAAGCTGACATCCATGGAAGCAACGGGCGTTTGGTTCAACGAGATCCAGTTCACCGAGAAAGCCATCTTTGATATGGCCCATTCCCGCGCCATGCAGGGCAGGTATCCTCCCAAACTTGAAGGCGGTCCCACATGGAAGGGTGTGATTGCGGATCTGAACGCGCCTCCCGATGATCACTTTGTTCCGTATTTCCGCGGAGAGGTTGATTTCCCCGAAGATTGGGATGACGCCAAGCGTCGGGAATACGAAAAGCCCGATGATTGGAATTTCTTCATTCAGCCGCCCGGTCTGATCGAGGTGTTCGATAACGGCCAGTTGACCGGATACGTGGAAAACACGCCCGAAGAACGGATTAAGCGCGGGCTTGATCCCGAAGATGCCGCCGAAAACATGAAGTGGATTGATGAAAGCTACACCAACCTGATCAAAGGCAAGTCAAAAGCCTACATCGACACGTTCGTTATGAACCGGGTGGGGCGCTATCAATCCGGCCGTCCCGTCTTTGAAAGTTTTTCACCTGAGGTCCATGTGTCCAAGGTGGCGCTGCAATACCGCCCTGAGTGGCCCCTGCTGGTCGGCATGGACTTTGCCCGCAACCCTGCCGCCGTTGTTTGTCAGCTTATTCGTGGCCAGATGTTCGTTCTGGACGAATTTGGCAAGGAAAACGTCACGGCCGGCGAGTTTGCGCCCCTGTTCAAACAACGGATCATGCAAAAGTTTCCCGGTATCCTGCAAGAAAAGAAGGTCGATCTGGACCGGCTGGACCCCGTGCGGGATAAGGATCGGCTGCTGGCAACCTCTGCCAACTCGAAACTGCAAATGTTTGGTGATCCCACGGGTGGCTCCCGCGGTCAGGCAACCAACTGGACGCCATACCTGATCTTTGCTGCCCACGGGATGCACGTCCTGCCCGCGCCCGGTAACAACGACATCACCCTGCGCCTTGAGGCCGTCACAACCATGCTGAACAAGATGGTCGGCGGCGGCCCTGCGCTGCTTCTGAGCAATACCTGCCGCACCCTCAATTCCGGCATGTCGGGCAAATATCACTTCGCCAAGGTCCAAGGTAAGTCTGGCCGTCACCATGACGTGCCTATGAAGGACAAATATTCTGATTACTGCGATGCTTTGCAGTACGCCTGTCTAGGCGCTGGCCTCGGCATGTCTGCTCTGACCGGTGGAAGCGGTGCCCCAAAGCCAAGCAAGCGCAGTGGAAAAAAGAAATACAGTTTGAGGAACAGGGGATGAATGATGGCAAAGCTGGAGATTGATGTAGAAATATTAAGAAATCTATTGCGCTACAATCCTGATACAGGCCAACTTTTTTGGCTAAAGCGTGACGCTGAATTTTTTAAGGATGGAAAGCAATCTGCGGAACATTCATGTAAAAGGTGGAATAGTAGATATGCAGGAAAACAGGCGTTTACCGCAGTTCATAATGCTGGATATTTTCACGGTCGCATATTGGGTATATATTATCTTGCCCACAGGGTAATCTTAGCTATGGAAACAGGTTCGTGGCCTACATCCGGCACAGATCACGCTAACGGGATTCGTAGCGATAATCGGTTGGTCAACTTAAAAAAGGCCACACAGGAAGAAAACACGAAAAATAGCTGCCGCCCAAAAACCAACACCAGCGGTGTAATAGGGGTGAGTTGGGATAGTGTTAACGGTAAGTGGCGGGCAAGCATCAGCGATTCAGGACGGGTCGTTAATCTAGGGCGATTCGTCAAAAAGAGTGATGCTATAGAAATTCGCCGCAAAGCTGAGGTTGATCTTGGATATCACCCCAACCACGGGCGGTAATCATGATATATTTTGTCGTCTTTCATCCAAAATCCAAAGCACACTGGTGGGCTCGTCGGTTTGGGCACGTTTCGCTTGCAGGGTTCTCCAATGAAACATGGACACACCTCGATCTGAACCGCTCTGGCGTCGATGCGCGCGTGTTCTATGCCCATGATGATGTGCAAGACTACCTTTCCTACCTGACGGCCCACCATACCGTTCTGCGCTTTGGTGAGGCGATTGGTCCAGGACACCACTTTCTGCGCCCCATGTCCTGCGTCAGCTTTGTTAAACACACTCTCGGAGTGCGTTCCCGTGCATTGCTGCCCGATCAGCTTTTCCACATTTTGATCCGTGATAACAACGTGGTGATGATGAATGAAAAGCAAGGCTCCAGCGGAAACGGCAGAACAGCGGGCGGTTCGGCTCCGGTCTGAAACTGACAACGTGCGTTCCATCCAGGAGACGGTGCAAGAGCGAACGGATATGTTTCGTCGCCGTAAATCCAATCGTGTATCCATTACATCGGGCGGGTCGGCTGGCTCAAGTATTATCTGATGGATGATTTTGACGCACGGTTCTCAGCCGCCAAATCAGACAGATCAGGCCGCGTCGAAGATGACGGCTATGAGGTCTATAAGTTTTGCTTCAATGGGCGCGAGGATGAATGGCGGGGGCGGAATAACCGCCAGCGCGAGCCCGAAGAGATTTTCGCTGATGTCGTTGCCGGGGTAGCCGAAGATTTCTTTGGTGATCTGTTTCACACGATGACGCCGGAAAATGCGCCGTGGGTGGAATACGAGACAGGTGCCGGCGTTCCCGAAGAAATTCAGGAACAGGTGACTGAATTTATGGAGGTCCGTGAGGTCGGGATCGCCAAGGCCATCAAACAATCCAATTATTATGATGAAGGTCCAACGGCATTTCAGGATGCGGTGATGGGCAACGTCTGCATGTGGATAGATCGCCACTCTCTCAGTGATCCCGTGACTTGTGAGGCTGTGCCGCTGTCGGAGTGCTACTTCCGCCTTGGCCCCTACGGCATTGATGACCGTTTCCGTGAAAGCAAATACTTCTACCGCGATCTTCCAAAACTGCTGCCCGATGCCAAGTTCGACCGGATGATTGATGACAAGATCAAGAACAGCCCGAAGGCCAAGGCCAAGGTGATTTGGGGTTTCTGGCGGGATCACTCTGATCCGGGCAATCCTCTTTGGACGCAGAACATCCGTGTGGACGGTAAAACTGTGGGGTTGGATAAAAAGCTCGAAGGTGATGGATCAATCCCAATGGTGGTTGGCCGATTCAATGCTCAACCAAAAACTGCGTGGGGTTGGGGTCCAGGTCGCCGTATGTTGCCAACCATGCGCACGCTGGACGAATTGGTGCGGATGAACCTTGAGGCGATGGATCACACGCTTGATCCTGCCGTGGTCTACCCCAGCGATGGCGTGCTTGATCTGTCGGAAGGTGTCGAGGCTGGTGTGGCCTATCCCTCTATGCCGGGGTCTGGCGACAGCATTCAAACCATCGGCGGCGGCCAGTTGGATTATGGCTGGTTTGCAGAGGAAAAGATCGAAGAGCGTATCCGGGACGGGTTCTATCGCGATCTGCCCCAGAAAGGCAAAACGCCTCCGTCTGCATCTCAGTACATGGGTGAAGAACAAAAGCAGATCCGTCGCATGGCGCGGCCTGCCGGTAAACTCTGGAAAGAGTTCGGTGTTGGGCTGCTCAAGCGGTTTGAATGGCTCGAAACCCAACCCGGCGGCGTGTTCGACGGTGAAGATTTCCAGATGCTCGATGGGAAGTTGGTTATTCTGCGCCCCATCTCGCCATTGGAGCGGGCTCAAGCCCGTGAAGAGGTTCTGGTGTCTCAGTCTCTCATGCAGATGACAGTGGAGGGATTGGGGCCAGAACAGGCGGCCATGCTGATGGATGGTCAGGCGACCATGAACAACATTAAAGACAAACTGAAAGACACGCTGGTTGTGTACCGCACCGCCGAAGAATTAAAGCAAATGGCAGAGGCGGAAATGCAAATGCAGCAAGGACCACAAGGGGCCCCGGATGCGCCACAGTGATCGCAAGAAACAGGCGATGGCGGGTGAGCGGTCATCCATCGGGTCCATTGGTCGATATTTGGCTTGGATGCGCAATGAGGGCGATGATGGTCCCGGCGCGGCTGAAAGTCTTGAAAACGATATTGCGAAAGTCTTTTCCACGGATGATGGCCTTAGGGTTTTGATTTTAATGGAAAAAGCTATCCTACTTTCTTCGGTTCCTGACGGGGCCGATGATCGTGCATTGCGGGAAACCAACGCGGTGCGCAATTTTGTCCTCGAAATAAGGAGATACGTAACCCATGGCGGAAGATGAAAATCAAGGAGCCGGCGAACAGGAACAGCAAACCGCTGCGCCAGACCTGTCGTTCATTCCCGAAAACTTCAAAGATGAAGCTGGCGGCTATAAAGTCGATGACTTCAAAACGCATTACGGCGAACTGGCGTCTTTCAAGGCTCAAGCCGATGAAGCCAAGGCCGCACTGCCGGAAACCCCCGATGGATATGCTTGGGCGCTGCCTGAGGATTTTGCCTTTGCCGAAGGATTTGACCCAACGCAGCATCAGGTGCCGGTTCTCGATGATGACGGCAAGCCTGTCATGGAAAACGGCGTTGCAAAAACACGGGACTACGAGCCCGCCGACATGCTCGATACGAAAGACCCTGATCTGGCGCTGCTTCAAGGCGCATTGCATGAACACGGCGCTGACCCCGCTCTTGCCGGGAAGCTGGCCTCGATCATGGCAAACCGGGAACTGCGCGGCATGATGGAAGCGGGCAAGACGGCCGCCGAAGAAAAGAAGGCTCTGGGTCCAGACGCGCAATCGCGCATTGATGTGGTCAAGCGGTCACTTTCTGCGCGCCTTCCTGCGGCACAAGCTGCTGCCGTTCTACAGGACATCACATCTGCGGATGCGTTGCGTGGCATTGAAGCCATGATCAAGAGTTCAACGGTTCCCCCGAACGCCGCGAACAACACCAAACTCGACAATGCAACAGCCTCGATTGATGATCGTATCATGACAGGTCTGCGTGGTCGTTAACGCCAGGAAGGAAAAACCATGGCTGACGAACTTATTAACCTGGTCGAATTTGCCAAAGGGCATCCCGACCCCCTTTCAAGCGGCATGATCGAGCAATTTGCTGCATCATCTGATGTTTTGATGGCGCTGCCCTTTAAGGCGGCCAAGCAAGGTCTGAACGTCTTTGACCGTGAAACATCTGAACCTGCCGTTGCATTCCGCGCTTTGAACGAAGAGCCGGAAATCAGCTATGGCTCGGAAGAGCGCTTTCAGGACTCCTGCTTTCCGATTTCTGGCCTGATCGAGTTTGACCGGATCAAATTGAAGCGCTACGGCGAACGCAAGCGGATGGTCTACATGAAAGGCCAGATGAAAAACGGTTCCCGTCTCTGGACGGATACCTTCATTGGCGGCGACAACGCCAGTGATCCGCGCGAGTTCACCGGCCTGCAAGTGCGCTGTAAAGCGGACGCAACTGGTTCTGTTGACGGTTCTGTCGATGACAGCCGCTTGCTGGCAAACAGCACGGCATCTGGTGGCGCTGCCTTGTCTCTGGGCAGACTTGATACTGCGGTCGATCTGGTCAACAGCCCGTCGCACATCATGATTTCGCGCCGAATGCAGACACGGTTCAAAGCCGCTGCCCGTGATCCCAACCTGACCAACAACCGGGTGACGGATGACTATGACAGCCAATTGGGCCGCCGTGTGCTGCGCTTTGGCGATCTGCCGTTCTTGACGGGTTATGAGGTTTCCAAGGACAGCAACTTCCTGCCCTACAATGAAGTTGCCTATGGTGGCGGTTCCGCTGTGACAACCTCTCTGTATGTCGTTTCCTTCCGTGAGGATGGGATTGTCGGCATCCAGACTTCCGAGCCTGAGTTCCTTCCTGTTGACACAAATCGCGGCGTTTTCAAGCGCGATCTGTTTGAGTGGGACAACGGCATCACATGGGAGGACTTCTACGCGGGTATCCGTCTGTCCTCCGTCGCTGACGCTGCAATCGTGGCATAAGGAGCAAAACCATGCCTAACAAATATTATCCCACAGATGCCCGCCTCGAACACCGGGCTGTTGCGCAAGCGGCAGTCACGGCCTCCGCGGTCATCGACACCATTGATCAGCGCGCCGCAATGCGCACTGACTTCACAACTATCATTGGTCTTGAGGCGATCAAGATTTCGGCCAACAACGAACTTTATCAGTTTGTTGTCGAAGTCTCGAACGATGATTTCACCACGGTTGAAGTTGCCGCCGTCAAAGATTTCGGTGCTACTGAGGTCCGTCAATCCGGCGCACCCGATAGCGCGGCTGCTGATCAGCACGAAATCGAATGGAATACTGAGGTGAATGGTGTTGTCTATGACAAGGCACGCCTGAACCTGATCATTGCTGGCACGTCGCCAACAATCACGTTCCACGCGCGTTCAACAGTCCGCTAAGGGAGATAGTAACATGAAGATGGTTACAATTCTTGCTGTCGATAAGCCGAAGTCGTTCACAGACCTTGGCTTCAGCGAAGCAGAGCACAAAGCTGCGGTGCGTGTGGGGCCCAAACGGGTTCCCTATGCCGTTGCCAATGAAGCGCTCAAACTCAGCAAAGGTCTTTACAAGATCAAGGCCGAAAAAGAGCCGGTCGAGGTCGAGATTAAGGCTGCAAAACAGCCCGAAGAAATGACCAAGGCCGAACTGGTTGCTGAGATGACTGCCTTTGGCAAACCGCCTCGCAAGCAGATGCAGTTGTCCGCTGTTATCGAATTTGTTCACAAGCTGCGCGCGGAAGCCGCAGAAATGATCATGGATGATGACGACGACGAATAAGGCCCCGCGTTTGATCTCCCCGCTCGGTCTTTAAGAAAGGGGCTGCCTTAGGGTGGCCCCTTTCGCATGTGCATTGCTGCAATATGGCAATCCGTCGATTTTAGCCTCATGGCACAAAGATCAAAAATCACTCTCTTCAATGCCGCTCTCACGCGGACGGGCAACAACACCACAACTGAGGGTGAAGGCTCGATCATTTGGCAGGCGCTTGAAAGCAATTATGATGACATTGTGCGCGCCGCCTTTGAAGAGGGCGAATATACCTTTGGTAAATCCCGGCAAACGCTGACATCCCGTGCTGATGGGCGCTTTGGGTATGATGACGCATATACCTATCCGATTGAATTTATACATATTTATGACGTGTTTTTGGACACCTATCGGGCATCTGATCTGGGTGAGGCGTGGGACATCGATGCGTCAACGCGGGAATTGATGATCGATGGCAAAAGTCGTGTTGTCGAGATTGAGGGTATCCGGGAGGGTCAGGAATATACATGGTCTGGTAAGTTCGCCATGGGTATCCAGCGCCGTCTTGAGGCCGTGATAAAGGATGTGATTGAGGAAGCCGAAGAATCCAGTGCGAAAGACAGCGAGGCGGACTTCCAATTCATGAAGGCTGGCGTGAAAAGTTCCAAGAACCGCTCTCGTCGCAAGTTTCGTGATGGAGGCCGCCTGATCCGTGCGCACCGAGGGACAGGGCGATACTAATGGCGCGGCGAAAGGAAACCATATCTCAGGTTGATTTCGGTTACGGGGCAACCCGTCCAGAATCCGTTGAACGTGAAGATACGCCGTTGGTGCTTGAGGGCTTGAAAGAGGCGCTGAACACAGTTGGCCTGACAACTGGTTCTCTTGAGGGGCGTCCCGGCCTGTTGCACATCGGTGATACTCCATCCGAACAGGGAATTGAGGTAGATCTTGGTCAGGGTCGTGTCTTTGACATCCATGTTGAAGTGGACGGGGTGGCGATCTACGGTTCTGATGGCAACCTTGATACCAGATTTGCGACTGTAACGTGGGATAGTTTAACCGCGAAATACGGGACAGACACATTTGACGCCCGTGATTTCTGGATTGTTTCGGACCCTGATACTTCCTCAATCCTAATTGGTGCGCAGCCCTATCCAACACACGCGCTGTCTCTCACAGATGGCGTATGGTCGTTTGGCTTGCTGAATTATTACACCGGTCTGAATGGCGCGATCGGGCATCCGTACTGGCCATATTATCCTGAGATATCCATCACGCCTTCCGCGCGCACCGGTGCGATCACTGTCACTGCCAGCGCATCCTTGTGGACAACGGCATTTGAAGGTTTGCGCATCCGGTATGGCGATAAGGAAATTCTGCTCGATACCTTTACCAGTACGACTGTCATGCAGGCCACGGTGATCGAAGAATTGCCTCCCACGTTTGATTTTACCGTTGCCAGCGCATCCGGGTATCAGGTGGGTGATGCGGTCGAGCATGAAACCCTTGGCGGTCAGGGCATCATCACCGATATTTCAGGCACAACGGTCACGGTGCGCGCAACAACGCTTTGGGACGGTTTTGCCGCCAGTAACAAGCTGATCGCGCCAAACGCAAAACAAACAATTTCTGCGCAGGTAGCGGCATCGCCAGGTGCCACATTCCTTTGGGATATTCAGGCGGCAAGTCCTGTCCATGGGTATCCTGGCTGGGGAACGCGGCATAAAGGGCGTGTGTACCTCAACCAATACCCCAAGGCTCCGAATGCCTTTGCTGTCTCCGTTGCGGGGCGTGTGGACGATTTCACGCAGGGCGTCAAAGACGGTGACGGTTTTATGGAAACCATTGGCTCAAATTCTGGCGGCGATTTGCTCTACATCATCTCTGCCGAAGATCTGCTGTTTTTTACAACGCGCGGGCTTTATTATCAGCCAACGCGCGGCGGTGAAGATGTCACGCCGTCTAGCATCGGCCCTATCAGCTTTTCTCAGATCGGTTGTTCTCGTGTCACGCCGGTGACTATGGATGATGGCGCTATCTTTGTTGATTCAGTTGGTGAACAGGTCCACGCGGCTGTCTTGGCGGGTGATTACTATAAATCATGGGCCACAGAAAACATTTCGCAGTACCACAACCACTTAATCAGTTCGCCCGTGTTTCTTGGTGCAACAAAATATGGCTCTGATCGCCCTGAGAATTTCGTGTTTGTCGTCAATTCTGACGGCACTGCTGCGGTTTGCCAGTGGGACCGTGCGCAAAATAAGGTTGGCTGGCGTCTTTGGGAAACGCAGGGTTCATTCCTCTCAATATATCAGGCGTTTGGCTCGGTATGGGCCATTGTTGATCGTTCCATTGATGCGTTTTCAGGCCGGTTCCGTGAGCGATTTCAGGAAGGGGTGTATCTGGACTGCACCTCAGGGCTTGGGATTGATGGTAATGACGGCACCCCGTCAACGGGTGCGGCCTATTTTGACACGCTCACAAAAGCACCGGCGCATCTGATCGGGACAACACCTGCTGCCTATCTGGATGGTTGGGATTTTGGCGATTTGGCTTTAGATGGATCCGGTGATCCTATTTACACATTTCCGTCCTATGCAGGTGTTTCTCAGATCGGCATACCGTTCTCAATCAGGGTCACACCATGGCCGCGCCGTTCGGTCAATACGCAACGGGGCACGCGGGACGTGAAGCGGATGCTCAAAGCATTTATCACGGTGCAAAACACCTTGGCGTTTGAATATGAGAACTACAAATTCGGTGGTTACAGGGTTGCTGATGATCTATCGGTTCCGCCAGTGCTAAGATCAGAAGAGTTTTCAGCGATAACAGGTGGACGCCAAGCGTTTGCCGAAAGGCCGATCACGGTTGATCGACCGGGACCATTCCTGGTACTCAAGATCAGATATAGGGTGACAATCTAATGGACCCAATGACAATGTTCGTTGTTGCTTCGGCTGCCTCTGCTGGCGCACAGGCCATCGGCGAATCTCAGGCGCAAAAGCAAGAAGCCGCCAACATGGATGCGGAAGCGCGCCTTGCCGACACTCAGGCGTTGCAGCGCGATACTCAATTGCGGGATGAATTGTCCATATTCATGAGTTCGCTCAAGTCGGCCCGCGCGGCAAACGGTCTTTCCAGCACCTCGCCAAATGCTCTTCTCTTGGCGCAAAACGCGAATGAGATAAGTAGCAAAGAGCGCACCACGCAAACAGCGAATGACCGGCAACGCGCGGCCAACCTGAGGGCAGGGGCGGCTGGTAAAAGGCGGGGTGCAAAGCTATCGCTGATTACCGGACTGGCCCGCGCTGCTGTTCCCATCGCTAAATCACGTTTGTGAGGCATTAAATGGCACGTATTCCCCAACTGATCAAACGTAACCCACTGTCACAGGTTGCACCACAGGCTGCGCCTGCCGGACAGGGCTGGGCGGCGCTTGCTGATCTTGCGCAAACGGCTGCGGATTTCGTCAAACCCGCTGCCGAAGGTCAGGCGCGCGAAGAGGGTGAAAAATCTGTTTACCGTGATGCTCAAGGCAATCTCAAGGTTGATGAACGCTCACTGTATTCTGGTGAAATGGGCGCGCTGCAAAACCAAGCGGCCTATGCGAAGTATCTGAGCCAAAAGAGCATCGACATCAACAGCACCATGTCGGAGTTGGCGGTAAAGTATGAGTTTGATCCCGGAGGGTTTAAGGATGCAACGGACGCTTATACCAAAACCCTGCGCGATGATCCGAATGTGCCTAATGTTCTGAAAGAGGACGTTGTGCGCTCCGTTGAAGAGGGAGCATCTCGTCAGTTCAACGGCCTGCACCGCGCTGAAATTGATCGTACCTACAAGGCGGCGGATACGCAGTCGGCAACACTGCGCGATATGCTGATGGATGACTATGTGTCGCTCTATGTCGAGGGTGATGAAGAAGGTGCCGCGGCGAAGTGGAAAGAGATTGAGGAATTGTCCCGGATGCGGGCCAATGCGCCGTACATCTCGGAAACCCCTGCTGAAACTGAGGCGATGATGCGCGGGGCGCGCGGCACGGCCAAGGCGGCCAGCCTCTTGCGGGACCTGGCTGACCTCGAAGGCGCTGATGAGATTTCGGATGAACAACGCAACGAGTTGACCGAGATACTCAAAGACCCTGACATCGCCCCGGGCACGCGCCAGAAACTGTACGCCGCCACGCAAGGCCGCCTGAAAAGCATTGATGCCGCTGGTATCGTCAAGAACATGACGAATGACAGTTATACAGCCATGGTGGTTCGTGCGGAAAGCGGTGGCCGGAATGACGCCAAAGCCTCTACGTCAAGCGCTTTTGGGCCGCACCAATTCCTCAAGGGCACATGGGCTGGGCTGGTCAAGAGGTACAAGCCTGCGTGGGCCAAGGGTTTGTCTGAGGGGCAAATTCAGGCGATGCGCGGTGATCGAGCGGCATCAACGGAAATGTTTGGGTATTTCCGCCAAGAGAACCAAGCCGTTCTTGCCAAGTCTGGTATGCCGATCAATCCGGCAACGGAGTATATGGCGCACTTCTTTGGTGCGGGTGGCGCGGTGCAAGTGTTGGCTGCTGATCCTGACACGCCGCTTTCTCAGGTGGTTCCTGCCGCGACAATTAAGGCAAACCCATTTCTTAAAGGCATGACCGCGCGTGACGCTCAGAATTGGGCGGCCCGCAAGATGACCATGAAGGCCAGCGATATGGCCGCCATGTCTGTGCAGATTGACAAGATTGAAGATCCTGAGGTTCGTCGCTTGGCATCCAATAGCTTGAATGAGAAAATCGCTGTTCGCCGTAACATTGAGGATGCTGCGGCTTCTGTGTTTGAAGAGCGTATTGCCACGGGTGACGTGTCTCTGACCGAACAGCAAATCCGTGAAGATCAAGACTTATCAACGGAAGATCAGGTCAGGCTCACGGGTGCCTTGGATAAAGTGAACAAGCAAACCGATGACTTGATGGCGACTGTGACGCGCATGAATACGCCCGGTGCAACCTTCAACTCGATGGATAAGAAAGATGTTAACGCTGTTGGTGCCGTCTTTAATGCCGCGGTCGGTGACGCGGCCCCAACGTCGCCTGAGTTTATGTCCGCTGCGGCATCCATCACAAAGCAAACGGGCATTATTCCGCCCAAAGTAGGGGATAGCATTCGCTCTGCTGTCCGGTCAGATGATCCGATTGTGCTTTCTCAAGCGCTTGAAATGCTCGGCCAGCTAAAAGATTTAGCGGGCGGTGATCTGTCTAGCATCACGGGCTCAGAGGGTCTGGAAAATCTGCTTTCTGATTATAAGCTGCTCGGCCAGTTTGGGAGTGGCGAAGAGGCCGCTACCCAGATGATCAAGAACCGTGAAAAGAAGCCAAAAAACATTACGGATGAAGCCAAAGAGGCCGTCAAGAAACTCAACATTTCTGATGTGGTGGGTAGTTTTGATAAGTCGTTTTTCTCTGATCCCAAGATTGGTGATAGCCGCGCCGGTGCAAGTTCAATCGATCTGCTGACTGATGGCCAAGAAAACGAAATGATGGCTGAATATACACGGCTGTTCAAAGACGACTTCATGGAAACGGGTGATTTTGAAATTTCCCAAAACCGTGCGTTGGACAAGATGGGGCGTATCTACGGTATCAATGAAGTTTCCGGCGTTGGTCGGATCATGAAGTTTCCGCCCCAAAAAATGTATAAGCAGGTTGATGGTTCATACCAATGGCAGACAGATCAACTTGTCAGTGAGGTCAATGACTTCATCAACTTTGACAATGATGTGGAGGGCGTGATCGACGGTGATTTGAGTGGTGAGGTTCTTCTGCCTGATGGTCGTGGGGATACCGTCACAATGCCAGATGGCTCTACGGTCACAGTCAACACTGCAAAGGACTTGCCAACTGGCCCGGGCACCAATCGGATTGAGCGCGACCAGATTGCGCTATGGTCTGATGATGTCAGCGCGCGGGAAGCCAAGACGGGCAAGCCTGTGTCGTATCGCGTCTACGTCATGCGCGGAAATACCCTCGAAGAGTTGCCGCGCCGGTTCACGTTTGATCGCGCGTCTGCCGAAGCAAAGCATCAAGCCGATTTTGAGGCTGGTCGTGCGCGGCGCGACGAGCGTAATACTGTTCGGGAAGCGCTTGCAGGAGATGGTGAAACGCAGTCTGAAATTGACAATCTGTTTGCTCCCGACCTAACGAAAAACTGAGAAAGGCTTATTAATGCCGTTTCAAGATGATCCGCTTGCAATAAAATCTCCAATCGCTCTTCCCGAAGGATTTGACCTCAATCCAGAGCAAGAGGAAAGCAGTTCCAGTGTTCTTGGCGCTGGCTTACGTCTTGGAAGCCCCATTGTTTCTGAGAAAAACGCCTATCGCATTGATCGGTCTGTTCCTTGGGATCCCGATTATCGCCCCTATGAAGATATTCAGGGAACGATTTATGAAGGGTTTTCGGATCGGTTCCTCGATGTTCGGAACGCTGACCAAACCCAACAGATGAAAACCCAGATCGACAGGGAATTAGAGGATCGTCGTGCGCTTGATGCTGCCGGTGGTTGGGGCATTCTTGCTGAAATGGCAGGTAGTCTAT